GTTATCAGTATTCTCAAGTTCGCTTGACTGCTCATGACTTCTTGGATATTGGTACTGGAAGTAAGGCTAACACTAACTGGCCTGGTCTCCCACTATCTGATAATGTTCCATCATACGAAACAAGTGAGAGTCGTCCTGGTCGTGTTTACTACGTATCTACTGACCAAGATGGTAACTTCTCTGTTGGTAAATACTTCAAGGTTGAACAGTCAACTGGTAAGGCAACACTAGACGCTTCTGCGTTTGATCTATCTGGTCTATCAAGTTTGAGACTTGGTTCTATCGGTGCTCAGTTGGGTGCTGCTATTAACGAATTCTCAACTGATGCTACACTATCACAAAATAGTGATGCTAAGGTTGCTACACAGAAAGCAACTAAGACATACGTTGATAACCTTTCTGCTGTTGGAGGTAATTTCTCTATTGCAGGTAACCTCACAGTTAAAGGTACAACAACATCTATCAATTCTGTTACGTTAACCTCTAAGGATCGTAATATTGAATTAGGTAAGGTTGCTGTTGGTAACTTTACTGGTAATATAGCACAAGGTTCTAATCAAATTACTAATGTTAGTGATACGGACAACATCGCACCTGGCGTACAAATTACGCTTAATAGTGGCGGTGGCACTGTAACACTTGGTACTCCTGGTATCGTAACTGCTATCAGTGGAACTACAGTAACAATTGACCAAACATTTGGTGGATCTGGAAGTGCCACTGGTGCTGCTTTCTCAACAGGTGGTGCTACAGACACAACTGCTGATGGAGGAGGTATTTCCTTACTCGGCACAACTAACAAGACATTTAATTGGTCAAACAGTTCTTCTTGTTGGATCTTATCTGAGAATATGGATCTTGCTTCTGGTAAGGCATACCATATTAATAATACTAGTGTTCTAAGTGCTACTACAGTGCTTGGTAAGACAATAGTTACTACTGTAGGATCTGATGATACGTCAATACCTACATCTGGTGCGGTTTCAAAATCAGTGAACAACGTGTCAGCTACTGCATACTTCTTGTCTGCGGTCTAATCAATTTATAAATAAACATAACACGGAGTAATTAAAAATGGCATCTGGAGTATACGGAAAAGTAGATGTATCAAGTGCAAGCACTTGGACACAGGTTGTTGCTGCATCATCAACGGTGAAAGTAGTGACTTTAAACATCGTTAACCGACAAAGTTCAGCTACAACAGTGAGGGTTGCCTTACGTGATGCTGCTGGTAACGTCACTGATGCAGATTGCATTGAGTATGACGTTGCTTTGGTTGCCAACGGTGTTTTAGAAAGAACTGGTATCGTTCTAGATGCTAATAATGGTCTTCATGTTTATGCTTCAGCGGCGGTATCTGCTGTAGCGTATGGCATTGACAGTTAATTTATCCACCATCATACAAAGGAAAGAAAAATGGGAAGAAGAGTCTCTGTAGTAGAACAAAAAACTGGTGTAACTCAGACACCAAAAGATCCTTTTGAGCAACCGTGTTTTAGTTCATTTGGTGGTTGGTATAGTTCAGCAAAAGGTTGGTTTACGTTAGATCATAACTTAAACATGTCCAACGTGATGGTTGGAGCAAACGGTGCATATAACTCATGGACATGTGATAACAACTCCTATTCTAGTGAATTCAGTAACACCTATGCAAGTTCTGGATGGATTCAAACTACTGGACAACCAGGTAGTGATTCAAGTTATGCAAGTTTGTGTACTAATGTTGGTTACTTAGGAAATATGAACCATCAAAGTGGTTCCAATACTGGTGGTAATCCTACTCCTTGGATCGTTGGTGCTAATGATGGAGCTGAAAGAAGGTCATATGGATTTAGAGATGTGTGTACTCTTCCTGGTGAAACACATCAAGACTATGCTGTTTTTATGCAGTATGGTAATAGTGGTCATTTTAGAGTAGGTAATAGAAGTGCTAGTGAATATTGGATAAATAATCAATATGCTAAAGATCCTGTATTCTCAATACCAATGGGTTGGGATAGAGCCATGTATGGTACTTGTTCTTATAACCGTAAGAGAAATAAACTTGCCATCATGGAAACAGATGATGGTCATAATTTCCAACCATTTGTTTGGAGTGATGTTCCTAACTTAAGATCATATGCTCACTCTCGCAACTGGTATCAAGGAGTAACAGAACAAGCTGGTGCTCTAGATTTTTCAAATAATTCACCTTTACAGCAATGGTTCAACAACAACACTGCTAAGAGAACTCCAGCATCAGGAACTGGAAGTTATGGATCTGCAACTGGTAAACCAACCAACCAGACAGTAGAAGACCAAAGACGTGGACAACTAGTGATATGTGACAACGATAGACTTGTCATGTTCCAAATGATTCCTTCATATGGAGCATGGGTAGCTAGATGGAACTCCCCAACAGTAGATGGTAATGGTAACTGTCAAGGAAGTGTTCAGAATATGAGTTGGACTACTTCTTATGGACTTGATCAAGGAAATAGATATGGTTCTAGATTTGTTCAAACTAGTGACGGTAGATACATTGCTGCTTTTGCTCCATCATACTACTATGGTGCTGGATTGTATTGCACAATAATTAGGGTATCTGATGGTAAGTGTCTCCATACAAATTGGAATTCTTCGGGAGATACAGTTGTACCAATTCCATATGGTAAGTCTAGTTTCTTAATGTGTTCATCAACTAACTGTGATAGTGGTTATGGTGTTCAATTCACCAGATTTAATTGTGACTATAGATTTGGAGATTCTTCTGATAATACTAATCCAAGTATGGTTGATAACTATGAAGCTACAAGACATATGTATGACCACGCTTACTATACAACTTCTTATCCTGCTTTTATTCCACATATCTATGATACTTCACTATTCAACAACCAGACTAGTGATATTATTGATGGATATGATAAATATTCAGTATAAATTATAGTCAAATATTAGTAAAGGAAACAAAAAATTATGGCATATTTAATTTACAACAAAAATGAAAAACATGTTACACATCAACTTGATTACGATCCTCGTGAAGGAGTAGAAGACAAATACAATAGTGGTGAACTAACTTATATGGTTTTTGAGGGAGAAAAGATTGATACAGAAAATGATTTCATAACCAATTATAGACTTAACGCTGCTGGTGATGGAGTTGAGAATCCTTATAAATCTTTATCAAAAGCGGATCAACTTACAAAATTTCAAGATGATCAAGCTAAAGTCTATGCACCAAAATATCAAGAGCATGCTCTTAAAATGTTAAAGATGGAAGTTAAAAATATTTTAGAAGGTGAATATAGTAACTCATCTTGGAGACATGAAAAAGCAACAGAAGTAGATCTTATTAATGGTAATAATGATGCTATGAAAGCTCTCGCATTAGAAAAACAGGCAATCAGAGATAAAGGTAATGCTTTAGAAACAGAAATTAAAGCTCTAGATCCAACTGTTGCAGCTGATGCAAAAACACTTATAGCTTATAATGTTACTACAAAAATGCGTAGTTAAATTTTAATTCCTAAACTAACATTTGAATTTATAAATACCCCTAGGACATACTAGGGGTATTTTTATGGCTGAACCCACCAGTAGAGCAGAACTTAAAGATTATTGTCTTAGAAAGTTAGGGTTCCCTGTACTAGAAATCAATGTTGATGATGATCAGATAGAGGATTCAATAGACGATGCACTTCAGTATTATCGTATGAGACATTACGATGGCACTGAGCTTGCTTATATGAAACATTTATTTACTGCTGCTGACGAGACAAAATTTGAGACACAAAACACAACAACCACTCTAGCTAGTGGTACAAAATGGGAAGTCAGGGATAGATACCTTGAACTACCTGCGGACGTAGTTGGTGTGACTAAAGTATTTGGTCTTGCTAGTAACGCAATTAGAAATAATTTATTTGGTATTGAGTATCAGATATTTTTAAATGATCTATATGCTGTAGGATCTCTAGACTTTCTTAACTATTACATGGTTAAGACTTGGATGGAAACTATGGATATGGTTTTGAACAATGGTGCTTTTGTTCAATTTAGATTTAACATGAGACAAGATAGATTGTATATTGATGTGGGTAAGGACATGTTAGACGAGGATGTACATGTCATTGTTGAATGTCATAGAGCATTAGATCCTGATACATACACTCAAGTCTATAGTGACATCTTCCTAAAAAAATATGCTACTGCTCTTATCAAAAGACAGTGGGGACAGAACCTAATTAAGTTTAATGGTATTCAACTTCCTGGTGGAGTTGCCATTAATGGTAGAGAAATCTTTGAAGATGCTCAGAGAGAAATTGCTGAGATAGAAGAGAAGTCATTTTCTACATACGAATTACCACCATTTGACATGATCGGATGAAAAAAGTATACTTTCCTCAACACGGTGGTGTTGCCACCGAACAAAATCTTGTACAAGACTTGGTTGACGAACAAATCAAGTTGTTTGGATCTGATGTCTTTTACATTCCTAGAGTGCATCTGAAAGATAAGACGTTAGGGGAAGTTATACAGTCTGAATTTAATCAGAGTTATATGATAGAGATGTTCCTTGTAAACGTAGAAGGTTTTGGTGCAGGTGCAGAGTTTGTAAGTAAGTTTGGTCTAAGAATAACTGATGAGATAACCTTTGTTGTATCAAGAAGAAGATGGGAACAGTCTGCTAATCCTGCATTGAGTCTTGCTGTAGATGGTAGACCTAATGAAGGAGACTTAATATACTTTCCATTGACAGAGGATCTCTATGAAGTTAAGTATGTGGAAAGAGAAAATCCTTTTTTCCAGTTAGGTAAACAGTATTTTTATCAACTCACTGCTGAGATCTACGAGCAAGGTGCTGATAAGTTTGATACAGGTATTGATGAGATTGATGATGTAGAGAGACAGTTTAGTAATATTACTACTCTTAATGTTGGACTCACAACTAGAGAAACAGCAACTGGAACTCTTGAAGTAGATTCTTCTGGTGCTATATCACAGGCAACTGTAACACTTGCTGGTACAGGATATAACACTCCACCAAATGTTACTATTGGTAATGCAGGTAATGGATCTGGAGGAATTATCACAACATCTATTATGGATGGTGGTGTTGTAACCCTTACTATTGTTAATGGTGGTAGTGGATATGATTCAACTAATCTAAATCCTCCAACGATTACTATAGACGCACCACCAGAAGCAATTCAATTCCTCAATGATGAGCATGTTGTTATTGGTGGATTTACTGCACAAGGTGCAGGAAGAACATGGACTTCATCTAATAAAGTTATTACAGTAACTGGTAGTGGTGGTTTTGATCCTGTGTTTGCCACTACTACACAGAAAAAATATTTCTATTGGAAGTTTGAAGATAAACGTATTTGCTATGTTTATCAATATAATGGAACAACTGCAACTACTACACCTGGTTATTTCTATTACGATTCTGCCAATGTAAGATATATTATTAATGCGTGGGAGGAGACTACTACAAGTGGTGGACAAGCAACTCTATATGACTTAATGAGTGCTACCATTGCTGAGGTTGCTGACTGGAATGGCGTGACATATACACTTGAAGTTATGAATCGCACAGGTAACTTTATTGATGGTGATATGATTAGAGGGGTTGAATCTAATGCCATATATACATTAGGGACATTCTCTACAATTGATAATCAAAGCACTGAATATGATCAAAACCAAGCGATTGAAGTTGGTGCAGATGATTTAATTGATTGGGGAGAAACAAACCCATTTGGTGAATTTGGTAATTATACAGGTAGCTTCTGATGTTAGGAACACAATTTTATAATCAAGCAGTTAGAAAAACTGTTGTATCCTTTGGTACTCTTTTCAATAATATTGAACTCAAAAAAACAGTTGATGGTCAAGTTATTGAGACAGAGAAAGTTCCTCTTGCTTACGGTCCTAAACAAAAATTCTTGTACAGACTGCAAGGCAATCCTACTGATGGTAGAAAAGTAGCAATTACTTTACCACGAATTTATTTTGAAATGACTGGTATTGATTACGATGCTGCAAGAAAAACACCTGCTACACAAAAGTATAAAACTGTTATCAATGATAACGGTAATGAAGTGAGAACTCAATATGTACCTGTACCATACAATATTTCATTTGAAGTTGGTATTCTTTGTAAATCTCAAGATGACGGATTACAAATACTAGAACAGATACTTCCTTTCTTTCAACCATCATTTAGTATGAGTTTAAAATTTATTCCTGATATGGATGAAGTTAGAGATGTTGCTGTTGTATTGAATAGTGTAGACTTTGATGATGATTGGGAAGATGA